TTTCTCAGCCATTGGAAGCTTACGGCTATAGATAGCCTTATGTAAGTCTTCCTTATTGGCTAGGATGTAGTCCCAACCAGCCCTCTTCGATCCAAATAAGTATTTGGATTTTAATCCATTACTTTTTAGGTCGATTATCTGACGGCCTACTTGATCCCATTGCTGTTGTATAGACAACAGAACCATAGCTATAATCCATTGGGTATTATCAGGAGACTTTCTTCCCCATCTTCCAATAGATTTTTGGTGCGTAGAAAACATTTACTTCTCCTTAATTAACAAGGATCTCCTAACTTTGGTTGGTTCTCAACAAAGTTAAGAAGCTCTTTTAAATCTTGAATATTTTCTTCAAGATCTGGATGGTTCCTGTTTTGGATACCTAAGTTTCTCAACAGCCATCTAATATTAGATGTAACCCATAAGTTTCTTCTATGCTTTGGAACATTAAAGCTCATATCTGCAAGAAAGAAATCATGGATACCATTGTCAGGTTCATTATCCAATTTGATATTCACACAATCTGGATCTATTGGTAATTTTATTTCACACATAGTCTTTGCCTTGAAAAAAATAGGGAGATACAACGTAATCCCCATTAGATGGGATTGTAACAGGGTATCTCCCCAAGTTTGCCTAACGGTTAACGTTAAAGATTGGCCTAATACTTGAGCCAAACTTATTAAAAGTTTTGCCAGTAAACACATAGAAGCTACGCTTTCTAAAATGCAGACCGACTGAGCTATCGCCAATGCTTACGCCATAGCGATTTTCTACTGTCCTAGCTGGTTTGGAAAACCAACCCGTCTTATTAAGGATTTGAAATGAGGTCATTTCATACTCCGTTAGTGCTGTTGACATCAAGCCCTGCCAACTTGGGCTACTTTAATTAACTCCCTCTAGTTACGTAAACACTTAACTAGAGGGATTTAATTAACTCAATTATTTAAGTCACGCATCAGGTATTCTCCTGATTTTATTTTAGCTTGGGTTTTTACTATAGTCTCACTGAGAAATCTATTTCTATATTTCCCTGTAGTTTGTGAGTAGTTCCACTTGTTCTTATCAAGTGTAACCTGACCATTGTCAATCACTGCTATGATTGTATCATAGGATTGAAACCATTTCTTATCACCATCAGTTACTACAAACTGATTAACTACTGGTTGCCCAGTATTTCCTATCATGTTGGATACATACAATGTCTTTCTCCTTTCTTTAATTAACCCTCTGTAGTTACGTAAGTACTTAAACTACAGAGGTTTAATTAATATTTAAAAAGCCCACCAATCAGTGACAACTCTATCACTGGTATTTATTTCACTAATGTGAACAACTTGCCAGTGTCCTAAGTCACCATCCTTACAGTTACCTGTAAAGATGCCGTCAACAGGCTTTTCATTAACAAACTCAAAGTTTTTGTGGATTGCATCCACTGCCTCACCTCTTGTCTTAAAGAGACAAGCTATCTTCTCTTCAACATCCCAATCATCGACATCATTGGGATCATCGAAGAAACTACACGTCAGTATCAAGAACATAGTCTTTCTCCTTTTATTTAATTACTAAGTATTAGTTACGTAAATACTTAACTAATACTTAGTAATTAAAGTGGAGAGGATAGGAATTGAACCTACCATTAGGTAGTTTAAGCTACCTTAATACATACTTAAATATGTATTATTCACCAGCCATGCTCTCCATAAGCGAGCAGTTTAATGACTTGCTCAGGTCACGGCCTACTTAGGCCGCTTTACGTGAGGTTTCTACACCCTCTGGGACTGCATCAAGGTTCTTAATGACCTTGAAAGCCTGTACTGTGTTACCCTCTTTGAGGGCATGCAGTACTGCTACTGGAATACCAGCATCAGCCTTCTCTTGGAAACCATCTTCTTTGATGGTCTGCCATTTATTTGCTTTCGTCAAGAACTGAAATGTTTTCATTTCATACTCCGTAATGTGTCGATCATCAAAGCCTGACCAACTTGGCTATATTTAATTAACCCTCTGTAGTTTCGTAAGTACTTAACTACAGAGGGTTAATTAACTTCAATTAAGAAGGAAACGTGTACACTGTAGCATCAGGATTAAGTTCAAAGAACTCCTTAGCTACAGCTAAATCCAAAGCACCTTTAGCAGCTATATCATAGCCAGTAGCTTCAAATTTAATAGCATCTGCTAAAAACATCTCAGATGTTTTATCAGCAATCGTTGTCTTCATTACCATCGACACCTCCAAAGTTAATTAACCCTTGGTAGTTACGTAAGTACTTAAACTACCAAGGTTTAATTAAACTCAATTAAGATTAAAGAAAAGCAGTTTCAACATCGAGTGATGTCTTAAAAGTCTCAATCCATTCTCCTTCAGAGTTATGGATTTCAAAGCCTTGTCCAGTTACTGAAGTAGTAACTGTGAATTGATCATTACCATGAACAAAATCGATCATGGTTTGCAAAGCAAGTTCGTCAGTCATGACATCTCCTTTATTGTTACGATTAGCAGGAGTATAACAAATACTCCTACTAAAGCAAAGATAAAACCAGTAGCAAGCATTATTATTTGGTGTTCACCAAAGAAGAATGGAAATAGCAACCATTCCAGAGAGACAACCCAGTAAGCTACTACTGGGATTAGAAACGAGAGGAAAATTCTCATGACACTACCTCAATTCTCTCTTCGAGAATTTCTTCCCCTCTGGCCAAACCAATTTGCTCAATGGCTTGAACTTGGCTTGCAGCCCATTCATAGACAAAATCAACTTCGACACCAAACTGAATTGGAATACGATATTTCTCTTTCATAGCCTTAGCTCCAAAAAAAGGTTATCAGGTAACTCTCTGTAGTTACGTAAAGTACTTAAACTACAGAGAGTTACCTGAACTCAATAAGAAAGAAGAACTTCATGAGCTATTCGTTCTGTAAGAACAGCCCATGAAATGAAGACAACCTGTCCCTCATGAGCTTTAGCTCATTCTGACAAGCTCGAAGCTCAGTCCAGTTCCTCTGGAAACTAAACTCCTTGCAATGACCTATTAGGTCACGGCTCAACCAAGCCAAGTCTTCCTTGGACAGGCTGTTGAGTTCCTCAATACTGTCGCAATGCCATAATCTCATCGGCAACTCCTTGTTTTTTATTAACCCTTAGTAGTTACGTAAGTACTTAAACTACTAAGGTTTAATAAACTCAATTAAGAAAGAAGAACTTCAAGAAGTCCATTTTCTTCCCAACATATCCTGCCATCGAACTCCATCGATGGAGAAAGTTCTTTCATACTTCTTCGAGTTTGAAGAACTTACTTCAAAAGTGTAGTCCAATTCCTTTAGAATTGAACATTGGTTTGGAGTAAGTGCATCCACACCAATCAACTCACAAATCAACTTGGATTTGTCACATTGCGGAATAGCCAAGTGGCTCTTGCGAGATTTACTTGGAAATGCCCAATCAAGCTTCAATTTCATCAAAACCTCCAAAGTTAATTAGCTCATTGTAGTTACGTAAGTACTTAAACTACAATGATCTAATTAAGTTCAATTAAGAAAGAAGAACTTCAACCTCGTCATCGATCTGTCAAGCCTCGTCAAAATCCAGAGGATTTCGTCATGTGTCAAAGATCTCTGATCTTTCTATGCACAAGTAAAATCCCTTGGATTTTCAAAGACTTATCGATAGGTTGAAGTATTTAGCAAAGCTAAGGATTGGGTTTTAATTACATCCTCTGGATGAATTTTGTAAACCTTCCCCTAAACTTCGTTTAAACTCTGGGAAACCCTAGCACTAAACTAGGATCTCTCTAAGTTCGTAAGAACTTCCTTAGAGAGATCCGTTTAAACCCCCAGAAATCAGGGGAATTTCCTCGCATCATGTGGGGGGGTGGGGGAAAGATCTGGGTGCGCCTATATATATATAAAACAGACCTCTCAAATAATTTCAAAAATCTACGGACTATTCATCAAATAGAAAATAAAATAATATAGTGGTATATATAGCACATGTCGGGATACTTAAGTATAATTACAGGTACTTACACAGGTACTTACACAGGTACTTATAGTATTTTTTAGATATTTTTAGACTAAGGTACTTGTATAGGTAGTAATTATAGTATATAATATAACTATGAATAATTTAGAAGAAAGTTACCTAGAGTCTTTTATAAATCTTAGAGGACTTCTCTCTCAAAAAGTTAATTATCAATCACAGTCAGACTTTCTTACCTTTGTCAGACTGATGGCTCCTTCTCTTGTGTCTAACTTTGAGATGGGTAGTCATATAAAAGTTATATCTAATAAGTTAAAAGAACTAGAAGAAGGTACAATTAAGAGGTTGATGGTCTTTCTTCCTCCTCGTTCCTCCAAATCAGTTATATGTTCAAAGCTTTTCCCTGCATGGTATATAGGTAGACACCCTGAACATGAGATATTAACTGTATCTCATAGTGATCAGCTATCATCTGACTTTGGTAGGTCTGTCAGAGATGTGGTCAATACAGAAGAATTCGGCAAAATCTTCACTGGAGTACAATTAAGGAGCGATGTTAGGGCAGCAGGGAAGTGGAAGACCAATCAGGGAGGAACTTATTATGCGGCTGGAGTCAGATCTCAGATAGCAGGTCGAGGAGCGCACATAGCTATACTGGATGATGTAATGTCTGAGGAAGATGCCTTCTCTGATGCAGGTAGAAGGTACATAAAAGAGTGGTATCCAGCAGGACTTAGAACACGTATCATGCCTAATGGGGCTATTGTCATAATAAATACCAGATTTCACTATGATGATCTCTGTGGATGGCTCCTTAAACAACAGGAAGACATGAGCGAGTACGAAACAATTCCTTGGGAAGTCATAAAGATCCCTGCATGGCTGGATGAAGAAGCAGCAGACCTCCTAGACCTCCCCTTGGGAGGAAGTTATTTCCCTGAATGGAAGCCTGATCATATACTACGTATAGATGAGAACGAAATTAAGGCAAGTAATGGAAGCCGATACTGGAATTCTCTCTATATGCAAGACCCTACTCCAGAAGAAGGAGGATTAATCAAGAAAAAGTGGCTACAATCATGGGAAGAAGAAGATCCTCCCAGTTGTGACTTCGTTATACAGACATATGATACCGCTTTCTCCACCAGAACTACGGCAGACTTCAGTGTTATCCAGACATGGGGCATATTTTACCTATATGACCATGACGAAAGAGGATATGAGAACTATGCTCCTAATCTTATCCTACTAGGCAACATAAAAGGACGCTTTGAGTACCCGGAACTCAGGAAGCTGGCACAAAAACTCTATAATGAACACAGACCTGATGTCTGCATGATAGAAAAGAAGGCATCTGGTCAATCTCTCATACAGGATATGCGGAGAGCAGGACTACCTGTCATGGAATACAACCCTGATAGAGATAAAGTAGCCAGAGTTTATGCTGCTTCTCCTATTATGGAAGCAGGTAGGCTA